AATATTCTTCTTTCTGGTGCTCTTGATAATCTATAGATGACAATACTATCTTCAAGCATTCTTAACTGGTTAAGATACTTAATTGCTTTATGTAAGTAACTTAATACTATATTCTTACCTTGATCTTTTACACCAGAGGTAACATATACTATAGCATCATTTGCAATTTTAATACCTTGGTTGGTATTGTTTACACCTTTCTCATTGTAAATATAAAACTCTGTGGTCTTACCATAATCATATTTCATGAACTGGTCAGCATCCATAGGTGGTTTTTCCACAATACGGAGTTTCTTAATTTTAAGAGGATCAATCCAACGTAACTCTAATATACCCTTACCTGGATCTTCCAGATCTACTACCTTATGGTAGAACATTCTACCATCAATAAACCATCTTCTGAATATTTGATGAGCTGCTTTGTCTACATCTAAGAGTTTCTTTATATGATCAAACTCTTTTCTAATACTATTCTTTATTCCTTCCGATGCTTCTAGATTTGATAGTTCAATTTCTACTGGACTATCATCTTTATCTGAAACTATCGCTTCGTTTGTAATATCTTCGATAGCACTATCAACCTCAGGTTGCAGTGCCATCTGTCTATAACGACGTATTAAATTTATTTCGTCTCTCTTTTTCGAGTCATCAAGATCCACATAATGACCAAACCATCCACCAAAAGGAGTAATAGTGGATGTTGCGTCATTATCTACTGGAGGTACTGGAGATGCAGCACCCTTTGCCTTAAGTTTGGGGTCTTTATCTTTTATAGAGAACCCAAATAAAGTTGCCATAATTAAATTGTATTTACCGTGTAACTATTTAGCCAGCTTGATTAAGTAGCAATTGAAGATAACCATCCTGTAGCAGTTGGTTTACCTTCACTATCTTCTCCACCACCCTTACGTGCTAATGGTGCATCAGCATCAAGATACTGGAATTGGAACTCAACATCAAACTCTTCTAGAGCATCATTACTATCAAAAGCAACGTTAATTGATCCAACAGAAGTTGGCCATGCACCTATAAGTTTGTACACTCTAAGAACTTTGTTCTTACCTCCAATATCAGTAGTTCCTTGACCTACTCCTCCTTTACTAGAAGAATCTTTAGATAACTGTCTAATGTAGATTTCCCTCATTAGGTTTTCTAATCCAGAGACAGCACCAATGTTTTCATCTACTTGGTTACCTAAGTTGATCCACTGTTCAAATGCAGCTCTTAGATTAAAGTCCTCTGTATTATAGAATGTAGCAGTCCATGCTTCAAACGTTCTGTCTCCAGGAATCTTAAGAAATCTTCCACGGAATGGGACTTCTATAAGTCCCTGTGAATGTGTTGGTAAAGACGCAGATCTACAAAGATAACTTGATTGCTCCTGCAATGATCCTCGATCACCTACACCGTCTGGGAAGTTTATTTCAACTTCATACAGGTTAGGTCTTACACCACCATTCAATCTAGATTTGAATTCTATTATGTTAGGCATTTTTAGTTATTAACTCCTTTTTGTTATTTAGCTGGCAACTACTTCAGAGAAGCTGATACCAGTTCTGGTAGCAACGAATGTCAAAGTAATGTAGTTAATAGAACGTGTTGGTTGGATGTAAATATCAGCAACGAACTCGTTGTTATCTATAACTGCAGAAGTATTATTTGATCCGTCACATACAACTAAGAAATCAGTAATACCTCTTCTTGATTGAATGTTACGTAGGAATGGTTCAATAATTCCTTTAAAGACATTTCTTGTAATCTCATCATTGAGTTCAAAGAGTTGTGCCTTAGCAGCTTCTTCAATTGCTTTCTCAACAACAATGAACAGACGACGAACGTTAATTCTATCGAATGCACTAGGAGTTGAAAGTGCTGTTTTATCACCAAATAGAACTGCACCTTGTCCAGGGAATGTACTAATTGGGTTAACTCTATTTGCATAAAGTTCATCTCTATCTGTCTTGGTAGGATTCCATGCAAGTTTTGCAAGGTTTCTAATACCACCTCTAGAGAAACCTGCTGGTGAGAACCATGGTTCTTGTCTAATTGCTGTCTCTGCAACTAGTCCTGCAGTATCTGTGTTACATGGAATGTAGCAATACTTTTGATTCCATCTATCGTAAACATACTTGTAGTTACTATCAAGTACTAAGTATGAACTACTTGAAACGGAACCGTAGAAATCCTTAATGTTCTTAACGATATCTTTGTTAGCAAGTGGAAGACCAGTAGTAGCAATAATGTTTCCTTTATAAGGAGATCCGAATGCTATACAATCTTTTCTCTCTGCAGCAATACCTGCAATGTAATTAAGTTTCTCTCTAGTTTTTGTCTCAGTATCTAGACCAGGACCAACAATTAGATACTCAAGATTGATGCTATCAATCTCTCTGAACTCATCATATGCTGTATTAAAATCAGCAGATGAAAGATCCCATGCTCCACTTGCAAGTGCTGTATAATCTGCACCAGCAGTTAGATCATAATCTTTAGTACCTACTGGTTCAAAATCTTGTGTTCTAGTATTTGCTTCATAGATTGTATCACCTGCATAGATGTACTTACTTCCATCAGCAAGAACATTCTTATAGTAGTTAAGTCCACCTTGTGGTCCTCTAGCATCAGATGCTTTTGATAAGTATGTGAATGATTCTATAACTGTATCTTTAGATCCAGTAATGCTACCATCCTCATCAACTACTACAACGTGAATTGCATCTCTACTGTATGCATCTCCTGCATATGCTTCACCGTCAGCAGTATTTACTGGACGTGCAGCAATTGAATTCCACTTTAAGTTAGAACCACTATAAATTGATAAGTTCTCCCACCATGTTTCTCCACCATCTACAGATGCTGCAGTACCAGTGTTAGCACCAATAGTTAAAGCATCAGCAGCCGCAAAACTTTGTGTTACATCTGGATTCTCTAGATATGCATTAGATACATTATCAACTATAACAACGTGTATGTAGTTAGTTGTAGTACCACCAGATGTTACTGCACTTACGTCAATAACCTTACCTTTCTTAGATCCTGATGTTACATAATCTCCAACAGAGACGTTACCAATTGCGGTGTCGCCAGTCGTAAGAGCAATAGATTGCTTAGGACCATTATCAACAGCACATACACGTATTCCATTACCCCATGCTCCAGCAGTTTTAGCAGCGAACAACCATCCTGTTGTGTTGTCGTTGTATTGTGCATCATAAACTTCCCCACTTTCTATCTTAATTGAATCTGCAGCGATTACTGCTGTACCTGTTGCAGTAGTACCTGGAGTAGGAACTACAACTTGTACACCAGAGAAGTTTGTGTAATCACCAAAGTTTTGTACTGTAAATCCAGTAATAATACCTGATGAGTTAACATCTGCAGTAGCAGCGAATCCAGTATTAGCAGCACCACCTGTAACTGAAACGTTATAAGTTGCTGTTGGATCGTAGTTAGTACCACCAGATGTTAATGTTAATGCTAATCCTGTAGGTGCAGCAATAGAAATTGTAGGTGCAGATGAATATCCTGAACCACCTGAAACTGCAATAGCAGTAATAACACCGTTTGTAATTGTAGGAGTTACTGTAACACCACTAGAGTTACCACCACCACCTGAGATTGATACAACTGGGTTTGAAGAATAACCAGAACCACCATCTGTGATTGTTAAGTTACCAGTTAAAGCACCAGCAGATAGGTTAGCAAGTGAAGCAGTTGCAGTTGCTGTGTCTCCTTGAGCAGCTGTTGCTTGACCTGTTACACCAACAGCACCGAATGTTACTGTAGGAGCAGATGAATAATTACTTCCTGAATTTGTTATGACTACTTGAGATACTTTACCTGAAGTATCGAGAACTGCAGTACCTGCAGCATTAGTTCCTCCTCCACCACTAAAGGTAACTGTAGGTGCAGAAACATACTTACCGTTAGTTGTAGGGTTAGTAATAGTTACTGAAGAAACACTTTGTCCTAGACGAGCAACTGCGTTCTTAAGTTGTGCTGTATTTACTCTAGTTACGGATAGTGTTCCACCGTAGTTTAAATAGTTGGTTGCTGAGAGAAAGTATTCTGAATTTTGTTTTACTGGTTCGCCATAAGCTTCTATTAATCCAGCTTCAGAAGTTATTGTAACTGGAGCACCTAATTCTCCTTTCGTGAAAGGTGCAGCAAATCCTGCAATATTATTGATTCCAATCTCAGCTCTGCCATTGGTTAAATCGAGTTCCTTAACTACGACCCCAGGTGAGCGTAAAGTTGCCATGTGTATCTCCTAGTGA